ACACCTCATAGATGTTGTCACGTATATGCTTAACTCTATTAACGTATACCTTAATTGTTATATTAGGTCCTAAGACACTGATCCTATTACCAGGCAAAGTAGTAATATCACCTGCAGTCACATCAATAAATATTGACATGTCTTGGTTCCATTTACCATCAGAAGCTTTGAGTACTGAATCCCATGGATATGTTATCTCAGCAGTCTTATTGAATAATAGTTTTAATAAGAACTTATATGATGACTCAATACCTTTTGCTATAAAAAGTTCTTTTACTTTTCTTAAGAATAGTCTTTGATTTATGTAAGCATAGTTCTCACCAAAGATATCAAGCTCGTTCTTAAAAAATTGGATGTATTCATCGATAGTTTGATCTATATCCCTTAATTCTAATATATTTCTCTTTTCATACTGATCTTGATACTCATAATATGCTTCTACAAAAGCTGTAAATAATGGGTAATCTTCCCTAGCAAAGTCAGGTAGTTGTTTAGATACTACTGATTTTAGATCTATAGACATTAATTACGGCTCGAAGTGAATACATAGTTCTTACCGCCACCAGGATCACCAACAGATACTTTATCAAGCACCATGCTAACAGTGATATTTTCATCTGGTATATTAACTAATTGGTTACGAACAGATACTACATCATTTGATTGTGGTTTGATGATTAGTTCAAACACACCAATACCATTTGTTTGGTCTATGCCTATGATCTCTAGTTCTGGCATATTGATGACACCATTTGCATAGTCTATGGTACCAAAAGTCTTATAATATGTCTTGATATCTAAACTATAGTAGTACATCTTTAACACGCCAGCTGTAGATGATGTAGGTAAGTCTTCAAGGTACATGATCTTATCTGGTTCTGCTGCTATGATGAATCCTGTAGACGTGATAGATTCTTCTGCAACTGTCGAGTTATAGATCGGGTTACCTAAATAGATCGTATAGTTATAGTTTGAGTTATACTTAATGTCTACTTCTCTATGTAATTTCACAGTAGTAATATTAGAGATGATTGAATCTTCAGTAGAATCGATCTGAGATGATAAGTTTGAATGTCTAAAAATACCAGTAAATGATTCAAGGTTCTCTGTATTATACCTCTTGATAGTATCAATAACGAGAGCCTGCAACTCTGTAGCACCTCGAGTAGTTAATCGTGGGTTATAGTAAGCTGTAGTGTTGATCTCAAGGTTGATATACTCAGGATCCACAATAAGAGGTGTAATAGATACAACGTTCTTTTGTTTTAATAGTTCATTAATAATGTACTTCTTTTGTGATTCTGTAAGCACGTTAGTAGTCTTAGGCTTGATAGATAAGTACACTCGACCATATGATGCTGGTAGGTTATCTTCTCCACCCCATGCATTGATAGTTGCTGCTTCTGGGTATAACTTGAATATAAGTGCTTTATAGTCTTCTACTGTTACAGCTCTGTTTTGTGCTGAGTATGATCTTGGAGCATTGTATCTTATAGACTCAATAGTCTCAACATCTGAACCACCCACAGCAGGTGTTTTAGTAGTAACTGTTGGTATAGCACCGAGTATGGATGAACCAGTATATGTGAATACGCGAGCACCGTTGGCTGCATCTTTATTAGTTACCATATATGTTAGGTTAACCACATTACCGTTAACCAAAGCTTTACCTATGGTGTCATTACCAAACTCAAGCTCGTATAGTTGACCTTCGATCTCTTTAACGAAGTATACTAATGAATTACCATCAAGGTTTAAGATCTCTTCTTGGTTGATAAACGTATTGAATACTGATGAAGTAGAGTTATCTTGAACTCTTACCTTTAATGTAGATAAGTCAACGTTAATATTTGGGATGATGTATTGTACACCATCAGAGGCTGTATACTTAAATGTTAATGGGTTACCTTCTTTTAGTTGTACATCTGAGAATGTGTACTTACCTAGTACTGAATCATAAGCTGTAGTGATACCTTCTGTATTATAGAATACATACTGTGCACCATCAATAGTAGTTGTAAATGGAGTATATGCTTCAAGAGTTAGTGTAGCTTCAGGTGTAGCTACTGGTGTTAATACTATATCAACAGTGGCAACTGCACATGTAGCTGAGTGTGGGGTGTACCCAATTTCTTTAGCTCTTGAAACGATGCTTGATCGTTTGCTGGCGGAATCCAAAAAGGATTCATTGACAGCTAAGTTTGTATATAGAGCGTTGTAATGGGTATTGTATGCAAGTACGTCTAAAAGTACGGAAAGGCCGGCACCCTCAAAGTCATAGTCTTTAAATGCATCTTGACCTTGTAAGAATGTTTTTATATTAGACTTAATTGCATCAAAATCCAACTCAGATGTTGTTATGTTTTTATTTGCCATTATCGTGTTCTCGTTAGTATTAGGTTGACCTGTAATGGTCGTGTTGTGTTAATTATAGTAAAGTAAATAGCTACATCTACAGCATTATTGTCAGGTGACATGTTCACAACAACATCATTAAGCTTAACTCTTGGTTCAAAGTTAGTGATAGTATCTGATATTGCTCTCCTAAGCATCACGTTAAGCATAGGAGTTGCTGGTTCAAATAGTAAGCCTCTTATCTGAGAACCAACTTCTGAATGGAATGGTCTCTCATAGTTCTGTGTCAACACAAGGTTCTTTACAGATTGCTTGATAGCTTCTTCATCGTACTTACGTGCAACGTCATGCGTTACCGGATGCATGGTAAAATTTAGATCAAGATCAGAGAACGTACGTGTATTGCGTGCCATCTATTATTTATAACCTTTATCCAAAGAATGTGTCTGGTGAACCTTGTGCAGATACAGATCCACATGTTATCGGGTCACCTATCCTACATGCTGCTTTACCGTTTATGAATACTGTAGGTGAACCTTCAAGTGTCTGTCCATCATGACAAACCGCAGCGCAATGTACATCCCAATGATCTGCAACTCTATTCACTTTAAGACCATTAACAAATGTATCTGGACTACCTTCTATAGCAGATCTAGGAGGAAACCCTCCATGTCCTGTACATTCATCTGTTTTTCTGGTAACTGCTGGCATTACATAGCCTTTATCATCTCTCTTGTTTGTGTCCAGTCTATGATAAGATGTATCCTATCATGACCACTCTTATTATCTACTGAATGTATCTTTTCACCGTTGTTTATCTCCCACATTTCACCTTCTTTCATGTTAATGCTCTCTCCACCTACCATGAATATAACACCATCATTAGTAATTATGGGGATATGTATCCTGTTTGATATTAATAAACTCATACCATGATCTTTATGAGAAGGTATACTTTTTCCAGCAGGCAAGTTAACAAACAATGCCCTTATTATGTATCCATCAGAGTAAACATTCCTACATATATCATGTATCTTATTAAGTTCATCTTCAACTTGACTATACCATTTTTGATATACCGGTTTTACTGTACTAAATGATGTATCAAAAATCAATGGTATAGAAAATGTGTCTATATGTGTACTTAATTTATCTTGTCTAAAAGTAAACTCGTTCCAATCTTCTTTAGTAAACTTTAATACTATATCTTTTATATTAGATACATCAATAGTACCAATATTTTTAAAATTAAATTTGTTGACTAGATCCATTTGGTATACTATCTGGATGTATAATATCATCAGCAGTAATGTCATCAGCTACTAAATTTGTTCCTATTGGTGCAGTTGGGTGTATACAGTAAGCAACTGTCTCATCTTCTAAAGCTTCTATCCTGTGTATATTATCTTTATGAATAAAAATAATATGCGGAGCATTAAATATAGTATCTTGTCCATTAACAGTTACTTTAGCGCTTCCTTTTGCTAATAACGTCATATGATCATACGTATGTGTATGACCAGGCATAAAATCACCAGCTTTTAAAAATTTCATTTGTTTAACAAATACACCAGCTACATGGTTTATACTTACTTCTGGTCCAAAATCAATAATATTATTAGATTCTATGCGTGTTCTATTATCCGGCATTTGTATCTCCTAAGGATGTTACATCAATTCGCGAAATATTGTCTGGAAGTCCTGGACGAGGAGTTATAATAGGATCTCCATTTTCATCATACTCATATTGTGTGTATATTCCATCTTCATTAGAAACCATAGCTGCAATATGAAAATATGGTTTAACTGTTTCTATATATGTATTAATTAAATTATTTTGTATAGAAAGTGCTTCTTCATATGTAGAAGCTTCTGTAATAGTTGCAGTCAGTTGATCATAAATTGTATATTTTGTTGCCATAATATTTCCTTAAAATTATGATACGACACCGTTAATAGTTCCAGTGGTGACGTATGTTATTGTGTTTCCATTAAGATCTATAGCTTTTCCAGCTAATCCACCTATACCTCCAGCACCTCGATACCATGCACCAGTCCCGGCCGCGGCATTACCTCCTACAGCTCCATATGATCCGCCGGCTGCTCCTGCCGCACCTCTTGTATTAATATAACTACCTCCGGATCCACCAGTACCGACTGTATAAGCAGGTGGAGTTCCTGCACCTGCTGTACCTGCACCACCACCTCGATTTCCGAAACCTCCGTGGCCGCCAGCACCATTAGTAATACCACCACCGCCACCACCGCCACCCATATATGCATAGACAGTGCCATAAAAACTGTAGTAATAATCTGCTCCCAATCCTCCACCGCCACCACCGCCACCACCGCCAGAAATATTGACACTATTATTCAAATAAAATAATACGCCAGATGACCCACTCAATGATATAGCATTACCACCAGGTAATCCTGGAAATCCATAGGGAACACCAGTTCCAAACCCGCCTTGACAGCCTCCATAACCACCATCTCCACCTTTACCAAATATATACCCATTATTTACTAGAGTAATAGTATCTCCAGTTGTGGAACCAGTTATTACTAATGCTGGTGTAGTAATAACTGTTGAAGTAAGTATAACACCGCTATTGACAGTTATAGTTAAATCAGTATTACCTAATGCATATCCAGTCAACGTAGATACATTAACTGACACATTACTTGCAGTTGTAGATATAACATAAAATAATTTTGTTCGAGCACCTGATGTCATACCCCATGCTTTTGCGGCTTGTGAAGAAAATCTAGCTAAGAATGGCATGTTATTTAAACTGTGTCTTTGCTGCTAATACTGTAAACGTAGCTGTAGCTGTTTTAATCACTGTATATGTATACACATCTACACTACTTGCATTACCAGTTGTTGGCGCAGTACCACCTTGCCATTTTGGTGTAACAGCTACACCATCTACTTGCACAACGTTGTTATATCCTACAGTGGCACTTGTTGTAGCCATGAATACTACTGTGATAGTTTCTCCAACTAACATTAAACTGTCTAAAGAAGTGCTAGCATTACCTCTAATGTTTATTGTCCATGTAGCAGCTGGTGATGTACCGGTGTAGTAAAGTATTGATTGTGTTAATGCGTCAATAGCTATAGTACCTGTAGCTGAAAGCCCAGTACTACCAATTGCTTCTAAGCCATTAGTAACTTTGATAGCAAGTCTTTGTGATCCTGCTGTAGAGTTACCAACGAACGCGTTCCTACCAGACCATGTATTATCTTGTGTTAATCCTATGCCTAATGTGCCTGGTAAACCTGTTGAACCTTGTATACCTGTCGCACCAGCAGTTGATGCTGCTTGCCATTGTGTACCATCATATACAAAGTACACTAGTGAATTAGATCTGTTTAATGTATAAGTTGAAGCACCTTCAATGTTCTTACCATTACCGTTAACTGTTACAGGATTTACTGAGAAGTCTGCTCCATCTGCAATTACTATAGTATTACCTAATTGGATACCTGTAGCACCTGATTCATATATAGGCATTGTTAATGTAATACCAGTACCGCTAACAAAAGCTTGTTGTCTAACAAGTAAACCAGTTGAACCAGTAATCGTGGTCCATGGTGCTAATGCGCCTGTTGAGCCTGATGCACCTTGAATACCTTGACTACCTGGTACAGATGAATCTGCACCTTTAGGACCAGTAGCACCAATATTTCCTGCTTCTGATATTGTCCATGCTGCAAATGTTCCAGTACCAAATACTGTATCAATGTTTACGGTTAGTGTAGTATTTGGAGCTGCAGCTACTATACTAGTAATGATACCTTCCATATAGTTTTGATCTGGACTACTTGTATAAGCAGCTCTTACACGTTGACCTATTGCAAAAGATGTATTAGTTGGTAATAAGTTTGCGATCGTAAATACTTTTGATCCAGCACCTTGCACTAAACTAGTCGTTGATGTTAATGCACCATAACCAACACCTGTAGCACCTGTAAGACCACCAGTTGGGCCAGTAGATCCAGCAATACCAGTGGCAACGATCGTCCACGCAGCGAATGTACCAGCACCACCAATAACATCAGTACTTATGACTAATGTATTAGTAGTGAACGAAGTTATTAGACCTTCTACAAAGTTTGCAGGAGAAGCTGTACTGTATGCTCTTACCCTTTCACCAGCAGTAAACGCTGTAGCGGTACTAGCAAGGTTAGTAGTAAACGTCATGCTTGTACCTTTAGCAGGTATGAGCAAGCTTGTAGCTGATGTTAATCCAAAGTAACCTAAACCGGTTGAACCTGGTATTGTTGAAGCCGCACCGGTTGGACCTGTAACACCGGTGGCACCTGGGTTACCAGTTGTAACGATAGTCCATGCCGGGAATGTACCAGTACCACCAGTGAAGTCTGAGCTTATGGTTAAAGTAGTTCCACTAAATGCGGTGATCGTACCTTCCATGAAGTTAGTAGGAATAGGTGTAAAATAAACACGAACCCTTTGACCTACTGCAAATGATGTAGCAGTTGCTGCAACACTAGTTGTAAACGTTCTAGTAACTGGAACTGCAGCCGTACCACTTATAGCAACTAATGTAGTTGATGTTATAGGAGCATAAGCTCTAGTTCCGTCTGTACCAGTTGCACCAGGTAATCCTGCTTCGTTAACTAACCATGTACCACCGGCTATAGTAGCCACAGTAGTAGAGCTTAGATCATTGATGAATGTTAGTAATGGACCAGTAGAACCAGTAGTTGCAGAGTATGCAGTTATTGTACCTTCTATCCAATTTGTTGGAGTGCCAGAAACAGAAGCTCTTATACGTTGGCCGGCTGCAAATGCTGTTCTAGTAGGCTCTGTAGAAACATACCATGCGCGCGTAACTCCTGTCGCACCAGGTAATACTGTACCAGTTGAACCTAATAAAGATAGTTGACCATAACCAACACCAGTTGCTCCACTAGCTCCTGATGCACCTGATGCACCACTTGCGCCTGATGCACCAACTGAACCAGCTATACCAATAGTCCATGGTCCTGTCACAGTAGCACCAGTGGCACCACCCAGGAAGTAGTCAACAGTAACATTCATAGATTGAGTAGGGGGTGTACCAGCACTTAATGCTGTTATGACACCTTCAACGAAAGTTGAAGGAGTAGCAGTGACTGCAGCTCTTACACGATTGCCTATAGCATATGCACCTGTAGATCCTGGATATGTCACAGCAAATGTTTTTGCAGTTTGTGTTAATGTTATAGATGTATTTGAAGTCGGGCTATTATAACCTGGACCGGTGGATCCAATTGGACCTGGCACAGTTGATCCAGCACCACCAGGACCTGTAGGACCAGTTGAACCAACTTGCCCTGCAGCTGTGATGTTATATGTAAATGTTGGGTTTGTAGTACCACCATCAGCAGAGTTAAAGTCTGTGCGAATAGTCATTAGTGGACCAGTAGAACCTGTAACGCCAGTATAAGCTGTTATTACACCTTCTAAGAATGATGTAGGTAATGCAGAGAACGATGATCGTACGCGTTGACCTACAGAATATGCATTAGTTGTTGGGACTGGTACTGAGAATGTATACAATGTACCTGTTGCACCAGGTAATGTTAATCCTGAAGCGCCTAATGCAGTTAAGCCCTGATAACCAGCACCGGTGGCTCCACTAGCACCTTGATCTCCTTTTACTCCAGTAGCACCAATATTACCAGCTAATGAGATTGTCCACAAAGCATATGGACCACCAGTGCCGCCAAAAGCATCTACTAGTATTGTTAATTGATTTGTTGTATACGCTGTGACTACACCTTCAATATAGTTTGTTGGTGTAGTAGTGTAAGCCGCTCTTAACCTTTGACCAACAGTAAATGCATTTGTACCAGCATTTTGATCTACAGTAAATGTCTTAGATCCTGCACTTAAAGCTGCTGATGAAGTAGATGATAGTGGTAGATAACCGGCTCCCGCTCCTCCAGTAAATCCTGCATCTCCTTTTACACCTGTGGCTCCTGGTTGACCAGCTGCAGTCACAACCCATGAACTTAAGTTACCTGAACCCCATATTGCATCTACAGTTACTACTAGTGTTGTAGAGCCATAAGATGTTATGACACCTTCCATAAAATTAGATGTACTATTTGTTAATCGAACTCTTTCAGTTACAGCAAATGCGGATAAAGATGCATTCCTATCCACAGTTAAAGTCTTAGATCCAGTACTAATAGTTAATGGCGTAACTGAATTTAATGATGTATAACCTAAACCAGTAAGACCTGTCGAACCGGGAGCTCCAGTCCCAGTAGCACCTATTTGTCCAGCTAATGATATGTACCATGCATTATAAGATCCGGGTGTACCACCTGATGCATCTGCATTGATGTCCATCCTTCCGATAGTAGGACCAGTTGCACCTAATGCAATGATAACGCCTTCTACGAAGTTTACTGGATTTGCTATACTAGAAGCTCTTACACGATTACCTATTGCATACGCTGAATATCCTGTTGCTCCTGGATATGTTATAACAAAAGTTTTATTAATATTGACTGTAAGATCATTTGATGTAGGTGAACTTAGTGGTAAATAACCCGCTCCTGTAGCACCAGTTGCTCCTTTTTCACCTGTAAGTCCTGTTGATCCTGAGGCTCCACTAGCACCTAAGTTACCTGCAGAAACAATCGTGAAGATAGTTGCCGCTGTACCTGTTGCACCTGGGAATGAAGAACTAAAATCATTATTAATTTGTATGAGACCTGTTGAGCCAGTAGCTCCAGCTGTCCAACTTGCTATAGGACCTTCTATGAATCCACCTGATGAAGTAAAAACTCTTACTCGTTGACCTGCAGCATATGCTGATTGATATTTTTGAGCAGTAGTATATAAATTAATAGGACCGGTTGCAGCTGGTAAAGTTGTACCTGTTGCACCGTATAGAGTGAATGTATTATATCCAACCCCTGTTGCACCGCTTGCACCTTGTAAACCCTGTAAACCTGATGATCCTTGTGGACCTGTGATGTTACCTACATCGTTCCATGCAGAACCTGACCAAACCCATAGATGTCCAGTATCGGTGGTTATATAACCATCACCTGTAGTATTTCCAGATGGTGGTAAGTATGGTGAAGATCCTGTTGAACCTTTGATAGTTACAGATGTACCATTATCACCTTTAAGACCTGTACTTCCTGTTAATCCTGTAGAACCAGTCGGACCTGTTAATCCAGTAGAACCTTGTAAACCAGTGCTACCTTGTAAACCGGTGCTACCTGTCAAACCGGTGCTACCTGTCAAACCTGTAGAACCGGTTAAACCCGTACTACCTGTCAACCCTGTAGAACCTTGTAAACCTGTAGATCCTTGTGGACCTGTAATATTACCTGCATCTATCCATGCACTACCGTTCCAAATCCATAGATGACCAGAATCTATTGTGATATAACCATCACCAGTTCTATTACCACTCATTGGTAATAAACTTAAATTAGCTACCGAACCTTTGATAGTTACAGATGTACCATCTGCACCATTTGTTCCATCGATGCCTCGAGGTCCAGTTGAACCTATGTTTCCTGGTGGACCTATTGCTCCTGTTGCACCAGAAGCACCATCAATACCAGTGGAACCTGTATCACCCTTCGTACCTGTTGCACCAACTTCTCCAGTTGCGCCGCTTGCTCCATTAATTCCTGTCGCCCCAACTCCTGAAGCACCTTGAATACCTTGTAAACCTTGAATACCTTGTGGACCTGTTGCACCAGTTAGACCACGAATACCTGTTGCACCTTGTGGACCTTCAGAACCTGAAGCACCAGATGCTCCTCTAATACCGGTTGCACCTGAAGCACCATCTGCACCTGTTGCTCCACTTGCTCCTTGAATACCTGTCGCTCCACTAGCTCCTTGAACACCAGTTGCACCTGAAGCACCATCTGCACCTGTTGCTCCACTAGCACCTATCGGACCTAAGTCTCCTCGATCACCTGTTCTTGCGAACGTCATGACGACATTGTATTCATCAGGCATAGAAGTACTTCCTGATAAGTAACTTACAGGGACTTCTATGTAGTTTGTATGTATAGTGATATCATTTGTGATAGCATATAATGTATAGAATATATCAGAACTAACCCTATCAGATACTGAGAAGTGTCCTTTAATAGCTGAAGTTGAATCATCGATGGTGATAAGATATGCTGTGACGTCATTAGATGTTGCATCAGTAGTATCGATGTACATCTTAGTGACAGCAGATAAATTTGTATTATCAAACTTAAACTTACCTGTACCAGGATCTGAGTTGTTTACGTAAGTCTTCTCATATACATATAAGAAAGCTTCACCACCAAAAGTGCCTTGTACACCTGAAGCACCTAATATACCAGAAGCTCCAGCAGGACCAGATGCTCCGATACCTGAAGCTCCTTGTGGTCCAGTAGAACCAGTAGCTCCTGTGTATCCGGTTGCTCCTGTAGAACCAGGTGCACCTGTGGCACCAGCTTGTCCTTGTAGTGAACTTCCAGCTAATATGTTTAAATCAATTGTCATAATCTACCTTTATTATTGCGGTGTATCCATTGGTGTTTGTTCATGAACTGGTATAAGATTAAACTCCTCATTGTCTATATCATACCAGAATTTATCTGCGATGATACTATCATCACAACTTACCCACATAAAATCTGGAGTAACATCAAAAGTATTACCTTCGGCAACTACTTGAGCTACTCTATAACCGTTCTCTCTTGGTTCGATCTTAGATATTAATGCTTGCACTTCTATCTCCTATGTATATTCGTATACGACTACTATGCCGTTACCGCCTGATGCACCTGTAGTGGATCCAGCTCCACCACCGCCACCTCCGCCACCATTTCTACCAGCAACAGCAGATACTCCACCTGCACCACCTCGACCTCCACCAGTACCTAAGTAGCCATTGCCACCTGCACCACCACCGGTGGAAGCATAGATACCACCGCCACTTGTATTACCTGCAGCACCTGTTAAATTTATATCACCACCAGAACTAACTCCACCAGCGCCGCCCGCAACACCAGCTCTATCAAAGCCAGCACTTCCTGCTGAACCACCTGTAGCTGTCACAAAACTACCAAATGATGATGTACCTGAATTAGATCCTATTGTAATTGTTTCTGTAGCTGCTAAATCTGTGGTTAGTATCTTTTTCATACCATGACCACC